TCCAATGGTCGATATGTGACTTGCACCACTTGCTGTTATGGAAATAATTGCAACACAAACTGTTATTGATGTAACATTGTTTGAAACACGGCTAGGCAAGGATTGATCCCCTTGCCGAAAAGAGAACAGACCCCTCCTGCCGAGGTTTCTTTTAGGGTCATGTTGAGGTCTGAAAATGCACTATTACCAATTTAATATTGGCGATTACCGCGCCGCCACCGCACATCTTTCCAATGAAGAAGATTTGGCTTACCGCCGTCTTTTGGATATGTATTACGACACAGAAAAACAAATCCCACTGGAAACCCAATGGGTTGCCAAACGCCTGCGATTGGATAGCAAGGTGGTTAAGTCTGTTTTACAGGATATGTTTAAGCTAACTGAAACAGGTTGGCATCATGCTAGATGCGAATTAATAATTGAGCAATATCATGCAATGGCTGAGAAAAATAGGGCTAATGGTCGTCTTGGTGGGCGCAAAAAAAACCCAGTGGCTTCCGACTCGCAACCCATCGCCAAGGCAACTATAAACGATAAACCAATAACTACTAACGATAAACCAATAAGAATACAAGCGCCTAACGGCGTATCAGCCGAAGTTTGGGATTCTTTTGTTGCCCAACGAAAAGCTAGCAGAGCAGTCATTACTGAAACCGTGATTAAGTCAATTCAGCGCGAAGCCAACAAAGCAGGCTGGACACTTGAACAAGCATTGGCTGAATGTGCGGCAAGGGGCTGGCGCGGTTTTAAAGCTGAATGGGTTGCTGAAAAACAAAACTTAACCAAAACTGGGCAAATGAATCAGACGGTTATGTCAGGCTTAACTCGCGGACTTATTGGAGGAAACAGCAATGTCAAATTACTTAAAGGCTGATTTTGTTGATGTTGATCAAGGTCTTGATTACGTTTTTGTAATGCTTGGTGGGATTTATGGTCAGGCATTTAATCGTAATTGGGAGGGCATGGACTTGGAAGTTGTGCGGCAGATATGGAAAGACCAAATTGGCAGATTCTTAACCTACAAGCCAAGCCTTGATTACGCATTTAGCCGTCTAAATGGAGATTTCCCGCCTAGTGCTATCAAGTTTAGGGAATTCTGCAACGCAGGGCCAGCTATTCCGCGGGATGAGCAGCAGATCACCTACAACCCAAAGCCTATTGACCCGGCGGTTGTTGCAGAAGCAAAACGCAAATTAGCAGAATTAAGAGGGAGAAAATGAATGAGTTGGCTTTATTCGCAGGCGCTGGTGGCGGAATACTTGGGGGAAAACTTCTTGGATGGCGAACAGTCTGCGCCGTTGAGTGGGAAGCCTACCCAGCAAGCGTATTGTGCGCCCGACAAAATGACGGACTTCTTGAAAATTTCCCGATTTGGGATGACGTTCAAACCTTTGACGGAAAGCCTTGGGCAGGAATTGTTGATGTTGTATCTGGCGGGTTTCCATGCCAAGACATTAGCGCCGCAGGAAAAGGGGCAGGAATTGATGGAGAACGATCAGGAATGTGGGGAGAAATGGCGCGCATCATTTGTGAAGTACAACCCAAATATGTCTTTGTGGAAAACTCACCAATGCTCACTTCTAGGGGACTTGGAAGAGTTCTTGGAGACTTGGCCTCAATGGGGTTTGATGCGCGATGGGGAGTGTTGGGAGCAAAAGACGTTGGAGCAAACCATCAGAGGGACAGAATTTGGATTGTTGCCAAATGGCGTGGACAGCTTTCACACACCCAACACAACAGGATTAGACGGTGGGAGCAACAGCAGGAAAGCATTAAAAAAGAGGTTGATGTTTCCAACTCCTGTGAAATCGGAAAGCAATGGAAGCGCAGCATTCAAACTGACAGATGCAGTGGAAGCCTCAATGGGCAGAACAATGCCAAAAATGCAGAAGAATCCACACAAATGGCAGGAATTTCAAACATGGCCAACACCAGTTTGTCAGGATTCACGCCATGCAACAACACGCCATATAGACCCCAAAAACCAACATTGGAAAAGCAACTTGGGGGAAGTGGTTATGAGTTTGGAACAACCAAATATTGGTGGGAGATTGAACCCAACGTGGGTAGAGTGGTTGATGGGTTGGCCGCTAGGGTGGACAGACTTAAAGCCATTGGAAATGGACAAGTTTCATTGTGCGCCGCAACAGCATGGAGAATTCTAAGTGAATTATGAACACGCAAAAGCTATCCTTGACTGTGTGCGCGATGGTGTTGCCTACCCATGCCACACAATTGATAAGGCGCTTGAAATGACAGGGGACATTGATGGACACATCAAAGGAATGGATGAGGATCACCGAAGCGCGGGAATGGATCAAACGTTACCGCAAGAAAGTAATGGAAGAGGGCAAGCAGGAAGCCGCTGGGTGGTGGCAGATGATCTTATCCGACATAGCCAAAAAACGTGGCCGCGCCGCCGCTGACCAACTACGCCAAGACATGAACTATGAGACACGCAAAAAGAACTGACGCAAACCAAGAAGCCATAGTTAAGGCATTAAGGGATGCTGGCGCTTATGTGTGGATCATTAGCCTGCCAGTTGACCTTTTGGTTGGCTACAAGGATCACACGTTCTTGGTGGAAATCAAAAAAGACGCTAAACAGCGTTTAACAGCCCTACAAGCCGATTTTTTTAAAAATTGGGCTGGTAGTACCTTGGCGCGGGTTGATAGCCCTGAAGCCGCCCTACGCATGATTGGAATATTGAAATGAGAATAGTTTGCTGGTTTAGTTGCGGGGCAGCAAGTGCGGTGGCTACAAAACTAGCTATTGCTGAAAATGATGGCAAATTGCCCTTAATCATTGCATACACCAAAGTTGCAGAAGAGCATACCGACAATAAGAGATTTCTTAAAGATTGTGAAAGTTGGTTTGGGCAAGAAATTAAAATTTTGCGTAATGAATTTTATGAGGGTTCAATTTATCGAGTGTTTGAAAAAAATTACATCCGTACCCCCAAGGGCGCACCATGCACTAGGGCTTTAAAAAAGCAAGTACGTCAAAGATTTGAATTGGTTGGTGACAGGCAAGTGTTTGGTTATACAGTTGAAGAACAAGCCCGATTAGATAGGTTTATTGATGCAAATAATGAAGTTAACATTTGGACACCATTAATAGACAAAGGTTTGTCCAAAGAAGATTGTTTGGCAATGCTTGAAAACGCCAACATTGAATTGCCAGCAATGTATCGCCTTGGTTATCACAATAACAATTGCATCGGTTGTGTCAAAGGTGGAATGGGCTATTGGAATAAAATTAAGGTTGATTTTCCTGAACATTTTGACCGTATGGCAAAGCTAGAACGATTTAAAAGCCAAACAGTTTTTAAAGACCGGTATTTAGATGAATTAAAACCAACTGATGGGCATTACCCATCTGAGCAAAACATTGAATGTTCTATTTTTTGCCAAATGGCTGAACAGGAATACACATGAAACCCGAAGATGCTGCACAAGACATACGCAACAAAGCCGCCGCATATGGTGAAGCCAAAGCCCAACGGGTTTACCTTGAAGAATTCCGCAAAAGCCAAAAAGCCTTGCTGATGAAAGATGCTTTGGAAATGGGGTTTGAAGCCGCCAACGCCCAAGAACGCGAAGCTTACGCAAGCCCTGTTTACCAAAAACTACTAAACGGTTTGGCTGCGGCAATTGAGCAGGAAGAAACCCTTAAATGGGAAATTGAAGCGTCAAGGCTTGACATTGAGATTTGGCGCACACGCGAAGCCACCAACCGTATGCAAGACCGGGCGCATCAATGATTCACTATCATGGTCTGCCTATAACTCCTGCAACAGTTGCAAACTATGCTGTTCAAGCTGGTCATGCTTTTGTTTCTTTTGCCCATTCAGATCAACTATCAACAGCAATAGACTTATGCCAATCATTTGCTATTGATAATGGTGCTTTTAGTGCATGGAAATCAGGTAAACCAATTACAGATTGGCAACCTTTTTATGATTGGGCTTTGAATCTCAAAAAAGTTCCATCTTGTGATTTTGCCGTTTTGCCTGATGTAATTGATGGCACTGAGCAAGACAATGATGCTTTATTGCGTGATAGTCCTTTGCCTTTATGGTTTGGCGCACCTGTTTGGCATATGCACGAATCCTTAAATCGCCTTGATCAACTGGCAAATACCTATGTTCGTGTTTGCATTGGCAGTTCAGGTGAATACGCAACCATTGGCACTTTTCAATGGTGGTCAAAGATTGGTCAGGCTATGAGAATGATTTGCGATGACCATGGAAGACCGTCTTGCAAGTTACATGGTTTAAGAATGTTAGACCCTGCTGTATTTACGAAACTTCCATTTGCATCAGCTGACTCAACAAATATAGGTCGAAATGTTGGCATTGATAAAAACTGGAAGACAGGAAATTACCCACCACCAACCAAAGAAGCAAGGGCGCAAGTAATGCGAAGCAGGATTGAAGCACACAATGCCCCACCAGTTTGGAGTTTTCACCAAGTAGAACAAGGAGTATTGTTATGAACATTTACACAACAGAGTTTTTCTGCAAGTGCCCAACAAACAATGTGCGAATCAAGTATGAATTAGAAATTCAAACAACATTTGTCATATTTGTTGAGTCAATACTTGAATTTCTTGACAAGATAGACAATCAATATCATGAAAATATTGCAGATTTGTTGTTGGAAAAATTTGGCGGTAAGCAGCAATTAGTTGCTTGTCATCATGGAGTTGTTATCAAAACGGAGAGAAAATGATTTACGCTTTTATTTATGTTGCATCCTTAGTCGCCGCTAATCTTTTGATTGCTGCATTTGGTGTTTGGTTTAGCCCAATAGGTGCTTTTTTGTTGATTGGTTTGGACTTATCTTTGCGGGACAAATTGCATGACTTATGGGATGGTGACAAGTTACCCATAAAAATGGGCGGTTTGATTGCAACTGCAAGCATTGTTTCTTACGCAATTAACCCAGCAACAGGCATGATTGCATTTGCTTCTTTGGCGGCATTTAGTTTGTCAATGATGGCTGATTCATTGGTTTACCAATATCTTAAACATAAAGAATGGATGATTCGTGTTAATGGGTCAAATGTTGCTGGATCTGCTGTTGATTCTGTGGTATTCCCAACTATTGCGTTTGGTGGGTTGATGCCTGAAATTGTTGCATTGCAATTTGTAGCAAAAGTTGGTGGTGGTTTTGTTTGGGCTTCACTTTTTACAAAATTTCTAAAGAAAGAAAAAAGGTGAAATGCCCTGAATGTGGGACATGGACAATAGTTAAAGAAACACGAATAAGCACAGGCAACAGCCGCCGCCGCAGACTTGAATGCGCTAATGAACACCGATTCACTACATTGGAGACAATAGTTGTACCAAAAACACCA